CGCGCAGCGTTAAGGGAGGATACTGGCCGCTCAAACCTGGGACTGCCACGCTACGAACCCAAACCCGACCCTAAAGTGCCGGGGCTAATGGGGAGCGCGGCAACCCTGAGAGTTAATCCCCTGGACTACCTCTCAAGAAATGTTGGGCAATGCTGACCTGTCGCCGCGTTTCGCAAATAGCAACAATATTAAGTCGGCCGGTGACAACACACCCAAAACCCTCACCCACTAGAGGCAAGTGAGGCAACCTTGAAAAAGGACAAAGTTATGCCCCAAATCAAGGTAACATGTTATGTAACGAAATTCAACCCAATACGCAAACTATTTTGTTGAATTCGCTCTCGCGGCCAGAATGTCACCCAGCCGGTAAAGCCTTGAGTTTCCGCTGCGTCCTCGCGGCGAAAGGTTATTGCGGCGGATGAATGCCCTTAGGGCTGTAGCGGTAATCCCGTAGCGGTCTTGCATGTCTTGGGTAGTGACCAGTTCTTCGGGATCTACCACTGTGCTGTCGCAGATCCAGCCCTGCCCAGCGTGGATCATCTGTTCGTCTAGTTCTCGGCAGTATTCGGGATCGACTTCTAGGAGTCGCCGCCGGTAGGAGTCGGCCACCCAGCGCAGAACGTCAGTCATCAGTGGAGCCTTTTGCCGGCGGATTCCACTCTGGGTTGTTGCGCCATTTGGTTGCCCAGCGCATGTATCGGCGGTCTAGGGTTTCCACTGGTTGCAGCGCCAGTTCAGCGATCACCGCGTCGGCCTGCTCCAGGTAGATGACCTTGACGTGATCGACCAGCGACTCCCACGGCCAGTCCTGATCCCATGCTGCGGCGGTGTGGTAAATGGTGGCGGCGATACGGGTGCGGAGGTCACTCAAAATGACTCCTTCGACGGTCGATAAGCTTCTGCTGACCTTTCAGGAACTGCCGGACACGGCGTTTGGGTCGGCTTAAAAGATCAATCACCGTCTACCTCCACCGCAAAAAAGCCAGACACCCCAAAAAGCTGCTTTTGCCCGCTGGCTGTTTTGTACTTGTCTTCGATGCGTAGGTCTAGGGCCCCGATCACCGCGTCGGCCAACTTGTCGGCCATACCTGTGGGCATAGACATGCCCATATCGGTAACCCACCGCTGCCAGATTATTTGCGAGATGCGGTCACGCAGGCTGTCACTCATCGTCGGCCTTCCACATAGCTGTTCTCGCCTGCAACCACCCATTAGCGGGACTGTCGATGTGCAGTCCCAGTTCCGCGATCACCGCGTCGGCCACGTCTAGGCCCAGTTCTGTGCCACTACCCAACGTGTTGCCAATCACTGACACCACGGCGGCGGCGATACGAGTGCGGAGGTCGTCGGGTTCAGGAACCGGAGTTACTTTCGGCGGGTCGTTCAGGTACGGGTGTTCTTCAATGGGATGCCAATTTGCCGGATCGGCGAACTCATCAGGTGTCGGATCATCACTCATCGTCGGCCTTCCAGTCGGCAGGGTCGAAAGGGTCATCTGGCAATCGCCAGAACTCTGCAATCCGCGCCCACAGCAGCGGTAGGACGGCCCTCTGAATCGGGCCTAGCGGGTCACTCATCGTCGGCCTTCCAATCGGTGACGTAGCGGTAATAGATCGGGCCGGATCGCTGCCACCCAAGTTCGTTGGTCATTTCACGTTTCAGCCCTAGTTCGCTGATGAGCGCACGGGATACATGGCTGATCCACCGATCTGGATGATCTGGACAGTTCGCGCATTGGTCATCTGGTGCGCCCCGGCTTATCCCTTGAGGATGGGCGTCGATGATCGTCGCGATCCTCTCGACTAGGTCACTCATCGTCGGCCTTCCAGTCAGTGATGTAACGGTGCGCTGCGGTGGGGCCGATCTGACGGGTGCTTTCGCGGCGCAGCCCCAACTCCGCGATCACCGCGTCGGCATCTGCCAGATACGGCTCAATCTCAAACTGGGATCGGTGCTGATCGCACTCGTCGCAGCACCGTGGCGAGTACAGGGCGCATAGCACCGTGGCGATACGGGTGCGGAGGTCAGCCATCAGTAGAACCCCAACTCAACGTGATACGGCACTTACCGACAGCTATCTCAATGCGCGGATCACCCTCGGTGAGTGACTCCACAACCGCCAGAACCAGCCGTGCCTGAAAGTCCTCTTTCTTAGGTTCCGGCGCAAAGCCCTCGCCCAACTCGGCAACCACCGCGTCAGCGCACCACGCAACTTCCCCCGGCCGCATCGCCGGAACGAAATCCCTCAACACCTCGGCCACACGGTCACGCAAACCGTGCTCATTCGCCTCGCGGCCAGCCATGCCCAGATTTCCTCTCACCGTCAGTCCAATAGTCCCGCAGATTCCCCGAATAGCGGCTGTGCCGCCGCCAATCGAAACGGCCGGAATGCCTACCCCTAGCCAACTTTCGCTCCCGCACACGATCCTGCACAAAAATCAGGGCCAGAAACACGCCAACTGCTAAGTTCAACCCCAACCAGACCGCAACAACCACACACAGGTGGTGGTAGGTCAATCTTCGCCCCAAACGTCCTCGGAATCCTCCGATAGAAGCTGAAACCAGTAGCCGCCGAAATAGGCGAACACGCTAACGCCGGCCAGGATCAACGAACCAAGAAGAGCCGCAATTGCAATCACTTGTAACACCCCACAGTCTCAGGGTTTTGCATGTGCGGGGAGCAAGCCCCGAACGTGAAAACCACACCAACAAGAAACGCTAGAAAGCTGAAAGCGGCCACGTTCTCACGCGCCACCAGCCCAACACGCCACAGAGTCCAGCGGTCACTCATAGCTGATCGACTCCCACGTCAACGTGTGCAGCGTGACGATGCGCTTATGCCACCGCTCCCCCGGCACGCTCGGGCGTTCCTCGCGGGTTTCGCTGCGCTTGTAAACCACATCCCCCCAAGGGGCGAACAAACGCTGAACCTTCCCATCGTCCACCGTCACCTTGATGCCCTCAGGCTCACTTACCATGTTGTCCCGCTTCCCAAATCGCAGATACATCGAAACCGCAAGAGCCACAACCAAGACCGACCAAACGATCAGCGCAGCCAATATCTCCCCGGTCACTTGACCGCCCTTTGGTAGTCCACAACACCGTCCCACTTCGTCCCGCAACCAGACCGGCAGCACCACTTGCCCTGATCGCCGTACTCAAAGGTCAGCAGCCAGACACCGGAGCGGTGCAGGCAGCAGTCAGGGCACGGCTGAGAATGAACATCGTCGTACTGCCACTTTCCGGTTCCCCGGCACAACGAACAGTCACTCATAGTCATCCTTAAACGCATGCCGCACTTCGGGGCGCTGCCAGAGCATCAAGAAACGCCACCACCAGTAGCGGATCATCCGACCTCATCGATGAAGCCGTAAGACAGGGACTCAGCGGAGTCCAGCCACACATCACGCCGCTGCCACATCGTCTGGAACGCATCCAGCGTGATCTTGCCTTCGGAGCGGGCCACAAACAGCCTTGCGATCCGCGAGGACATAACCTCAAACCAGCGGGCCATGTCCTTGATGTCGCCGGTAGACCCCTCGGCCACACCAGAGGGCTCATGCACCAGCAGATAAGCTTCGCTGCCCATCCGGCGCACATCAGCGGTCTGCAAAATGATCGCCGCCATGCTAGCCGCGAACCCACGCACCGTGATCGTCAACTTGTGCGTCCCATTGCCCCGCAACGAATACTGCGTCAACTGGTCAACCAGCGACATGCCGTGAATGACCGAACCGCCGGGTGAGTTGATCCGGATCTCCATATCGCACTCAGGGTCTTGCCGGTGCCACGCATCCAACGTGCAGAGGCACGAGTTGACCGTCTTCTGAGTCACGTCACCCTCAAAGCGGTAGACGTGATGGTAGAAGTCGCTCAGGAGGTCAAAGTCTTCCTGGCGCACGATCTTGTCGCGGGTGATGCGCTGCATCTCCGACTCGTAGCGTGCCGATTCGGCTTCCCAGCGGGCCTTCTCGGCTTCCGCCTTCTTGATTGCGGAGTCGCAGTTGAAATCCTCGACCCCAGCCTCAGCGAAAGCCGCTTCAGCGTTCGTCTTGCGGATCTCCGCAACACGCATCTGCTCGTCAAGCTCAACCGGTGTTCCGTTGCGTGACAAAGTAAGCCCCTCAATCCCACATGTGCTGGAAGTTGTCCCGCAGAAGCTTCCAGTGCCGCTTCTTCGGGTTTGGTGCATCGTTTTCGTTCCGCGAGGCGAAACCGTCGCGGATTTCCTTGAGGATCTCGTGCCAATCGTCCTCACCGGGCTTCCACGGCGACGTTTGGCTGTTTTCCAACATCCATTCGCAGCCGGCAACGATCACGTCGGCCAGGAACACGTCAAAGTTCCACATGTCGATGTCCGAAAGACCCTGCGAGTAACGCTGAGTCGCGTGACGCTTCCCCTGGCCCTCAGTGAGGTCTTTGACGAACTTGTCGGCCCCAATCACAGCGACTCCAGAGCCCTGAGGGCATCTCGGACGTAGCGCAGCACCTCCGGATTGCTGAAGGCTTGATGCCCAGCGGTGGCTTTCTCCTCGTCGGGATACCAGCCGACAACATGGGAGTACTCTTCGTCGTCGCCCTGGTCAGGGTTGAAGAACAGGCACGTCTCAAACCCCTTGCCGGTAATGCCGAACTCAGGCAGCGACAAGTCCACAGTGGAAACGAGAACAGCCAACTCTTCGTTGAGTTTCACTGTGTCTTTGAGGTGGAAGAAGGTCACCATGCTGGCATCTCCCCTTGCACGGGCTGGGTGGCGCGGCGGGCCCGCACACTCGTGGTGATCTCGTCAGCGGTCACCTCAAACGCGATCCGCGTCTGGCCGTCCTTCTGGTACTCCCGCTGCTTGAGCTTGCCGGTGATTACCACCCTGCTGCCCTTCTTGAGCGTCTCGGCGGCACCCTCCGCGAGGTCACGCCACGCCGAAACGTCCAAGAACACCGAATCGACGTTGACCCACTCGCCGTTAGCGTCCTTCTTCCGCTCATTGCTGGCGATCCGCAACTTCACCACCGCATCACCGGAAGGGATGAACCGCAACTCGGGCTCGGCAACCAGATTTCCGTCAATCGTAACTTTCACAGCCACTTGCTATTTCCCCTTAATCATCTCCAGGCAGTGCGCCTGATAGTCGGTGTCGGTCTTCCGATCACCACAGTTGGAACATTCAATTGTTTGCGAGCCAGTGAACTGGCCCAGGCATGGAAACCCACACGCCCAGCACGGTGCTGAACGTCGCTGCCACTGAGCCTCAAAGCCCAGCAGCTTGGTTGCCCGCCGATACACAGCACCGACCTGGAGGGCGAGATCCACGCCGTCCCAAAACACGATCTGCTCACAGTCGCCGCGCCAAGCCTTGAACCGCTCAGACGGCCGGTTCACCAAATCGCGGATCAGATAGTTCCCAACCCTCGACAGCACCTCATCGATGTCGGTCACGATGGTGTCTGCCGCAAGGTTCAGCGGGCTCTGAGGCTCCTTCGATGCCGAAATCTTCGACTGCTGCGCCGTCACCGGTTTGATACCGACGAACAAGCGGACTGCGTCTTGCAGCGCGACAAGCTGGCCGCGCCTCATCTGGGTCACGTCAACGCATGTGCCGCAGAGTGTGTCGGGTTTCCTGGTTGCCGCCGCTACCTGTCCGGATCTTGCGGAGCACAGCTTCCCGGCGCGGCAGCGGTGATCATCATCCGGCACTGGGAGTCGCCGCTGCTCGGGCTCGACGGCGATCCGCAACGTAACGAGCGTGTGCCCGCCGGCACTCCGCGCAAGGAACCGTGTTCAAGCGCAGATGCCGGTTGTAGTCAATCTCGGTGCCGTGGGTTTCCATGCCGACTACATTCCGATCCGACTCCCGCTTGGTTTCCTGTACCGCCCTGGTTCTCTGCCGCTGCGTTGTGCCGCCCCAAATGCCCTCTTCCTCGTTCTCGACAGCCCACTGAAGGCAAGACTCGACAACCTTGCAGCTATCGCAGAACTTCAGTGCCGCCCTCTTGATCCTCGCCAGTTCAGCGCGACGTTCATTGAACGACTTTGAGGTGCCGTCGTCTTCGTCAAGGTCCGCAGGGAAGAAAATGTCGATGGGTTGACCGGCGCACGCGGCCTCTTTAATCCACTCCATCAGCCATCCCTCGACGGCCGGAACCAGCGAGACACAAACCGGTACTCACGGTCAACACGGTTAACGTCCTTAACCGTCTTGAAGACGTATTCGGCTTGAGAGAAGTTCTCTGCCGCTGCCAACGGGGAGCCGTCATCCTTGAACGGAATCCACTGCATCTCATGGGAAAGGCCCAAATCGACGGCAAGCTCCACCGCGAGGTGAATCGCGTAGTCGCGCATGCCCTGACCCCACTTACCGCAGTGCTTGCACTTCCACAGTTCATGCTGGTTGAGAATGTCGTGGTCTTGGATACGTTCAGCGATCCTCTGCACCACTTCGTTCACTCGTATCTCCCCTTTTGCGGTTCTCCCGTGATCAAAGCGACAAGATCCCGTAGCTCCATGACGCACCAGTAGCTGCCAGGATCAGTAGTGCCCCTCCTCTTGGCCGCAACTACCCCACACAAAGCGTTGTCATTTCCTGCCTCTACATGGGCCTGCCTGACCCAGCCGGGGAAATCCGTTCGCGCACAGTCCTTCACCTCCATCACGAGGCGTTGCCCGCGAACACGCAAACCAGCGATATCGCCACGGTCTGCGCTGCCATGCTTCACACGGCGATCCACCCGGTCATCGTCCAAAGCTGCCGCCAGGTAATCGGCAACCTGCCGCTCGGTGCGGGTGCCCGCGTTCTTAGCTGACTTTCTGGAGCGAGGCACCATTGCCGCCAATCTCGACGTACACGTCGCCAGTCGATTCGTCATAGCGGTAGCGGTACTGGGAGAAATCCTCCCCACCCCACACGCCCACCGTCTCGTAGTACTCCAACGCCGACCGGCGGCACTCCGCGATCACCGGGCAGCCAGCGCAGATCCCCATCGCCTGCTCCTTGAGCTTCACACTCCCCCGGCCCTGAGTAGTAGGGAAGAACACCCTCGTGTCCTCGTGGCTACACGCAGCCATCTCCCTCCACTCAATATCGTTGGAAAGTCTCCGCAGGCGAGGCTTCGGACGGGCAAGCCAGTACCGGACATATTTGATCGCCAATCCCAGATTTGCGGCGATATCCTCATTGGATAGGCCGCGCTGGTGAAGCTCGTGAATGTTGCTGCGGCGGCGTAGGTTTTGGGCATCGAAATGTCCCAGCTTCGTCAACAGTTGATCCTCCTTAAAAGAAGATGAGCAATAAACAGAGGGCGAAACAGATCAGGATGATGAAAACCCGAACTGTCACTTCGATCAGGAATGAATCGCTCAGAAATAGCCGTACTGCTCTAAACACTCTCGTTCCTCGTCTGGTGAAGACAGGCGCGCGAACCTGCCCTCAAAGAGCAGATCGGCAACACCTGTGCGGCCGGTGCGGTTCTTGCCGCAGATCATCCTGACAACAGCCTCGTCGTCCTCAGGCCGGTGCAAAAGCAGCACCTGATCCGAATCCTGCTCAACCGCACCGGATTCGCGTAGATCCGCGATTGTCGGATCGCGGGGCTTGCCGTCCTTGACGGGGCCCCGATTCAACTGGGCGGCAACCACAACGGCGATATCAAGCTCGCGTGCCATGATCTTCAAGCTCCGCGAGATGTGGGCTACCTGCTGCTCGCGGGACACCCGTGTATCGGAAGCCGTCACCAACTGGAGGTAGTCCACAACCGCCACTTGCAGATTCGGGATCATGCGGCAGCGGGCGGCGATCTGCTCCACGGTGACCCGCTCCCTGTCATCCACCCACAGAGGCATCTTGGAGAACTGGTTGGCGTACTCATCGATGCGGCCCAGCGAGTCCGACTCCAAACGCCGGCGGATCAGGCTTCCCAACTCCACGTCGCCGCCGCACGCCAAGATCCGGTTGGTGACCTCGGGCCTGCTCATCTCCAACGAGAAGAACACAGCCGGGTGACCGTTCTCGGCCGCAAACGCGGCAATGTTCAACCCGCCCAGTGACTTGCCGACGCTGGGACGGCCACCAATGGTCACTAGACGGCCCTTAGCGAGCCCACCGTTGAGCCAGTCATTGACCTGCCACCACGGTGTCGGGATGCACTCGACGCTGGAACCATCGTTCATCCGCCAGTCGCTCATCAACTGGTCGAACGTCGATGTGCCCGTTGAGTCCGGTTCCTCCATTTTCTGGATGAACTGCGCCGCCTGGGCGTACACCTCAGAGGAGTCATAGCCATCCGCGTAGGCCAACTGCTGCAACCGGACACCAAGCTCCGCGAGGGAACGCAGGCGGGCCTTCTCCACGATCACGGCGGCGTACTCGTTTGCGTTCTGCACCAAAGGCACCGTCTGGATCAGATCCACCAGATACGGTGCCCCACCGGTACGCCCAGCCTCACCACGCGACTCCAACTCCGCACCCACAGTCACCGGGTCGATGGCATCACCGCGAGTAAACATGTCGATGATCGCGGCGTGAATCAACTGGTGCTTAGGCTGGTAGTAGGAACGCTGCGAGATCGTGTCGATGATCGACGGGATCAGTTTCGGGGCCGTCAAGATCGCCCCAAGGAGGGATTTCTCAGCTAGCTCGTCATTGGGCGGCTGCGTCACTCCGTAAACCTGCCTCTACATGGTTGAGGAACTCTTGCTTCTTCTGGCTGATGAACTCCCGCGCCTGCGACAGGCTCACTCGGGGCGGCAGATCCGGTGCAGACCACCGGTAGCCGTACTCCGCAAGCAAAGTCATGTTGCCGGTTTCGCGTGCGTGCTTAATCGCCGCATGAACGCCGGTTTCACCCTCGCGGATCGCGTCGGACACAAAGTAGGCCAGCCAGGTCACCCTCGCGTCCGGACGTGAAGCCCACTTGCGGAGCGCAAACTCAATCGCCGGCTTAGTGGCCCCACCGTCGATCAGCTTCTCAACCTCTTTAGCCAACCGGGCCTGAATCTCGGCCGGATGATCACCCAGCACGTTGAAAACAATCCGGCCAGCCGACGTGCGGGTGCCCTTAGCGACAAAGTCAGGATTCCACTCAAGCCAATCCTTGAACTGATAGCCGCCATCAACTTCCTGCCACAAACCGGCATCGACCAAAGCCTGAATCTCAGCCTCACTGCCCAAGTCCAAAGCCTGATCGCGACTCAACCAGCCCTGCTGCCGGTGATCCCGGCAGAAGCAGTTAGCGAACAGCCACAGGGAGATAGCTCCCGGCTCAGATACCCGCGCCTTAACTGCCTTTGGGTGGCAGTAGAACCGTTTGTCAATCTTGCTCAACTCGGGCATCTGGATACCTCATTCCAAGGATTGAACCGCGCTTTCACGGACAATTACGTTCGACACCGGGGCCAGCCGTGACCCAATTCCCCCGAAATCGGTAGCAGGGTCAATCAATACCCGCGCCAAAATCCATCCGTTACGAGTCTCCACAACCTCGCCCCGGCAGACTTCCCCATCGAAATCCACTAATACGTCGTCGCCAATTTCAAACAATGCCGCTTACCCCTAGTTCCCTCTTGGCGTGTTTGCGGTTCCTGTCGCAGACTCGGCAGTAGCGGAAGCCGCCCCAAACGTGTGTGTTCTTTTCGTTGAACTCATGACCCCACTTGCAGTGGGTTTTCGCCGCGCTCGCGTTTGTGCCGTGAACAATCCGGTCTTGGGCGTTCTCCTTGGCCGTTCCCCACTTCAGATTGCCGACAGAGTTGTTTGTTTTTACGCCGTCCAAGTGGCGCACTTCCGCTCCCATGAAATGAGATTGGGCCAGGAAAACGCTGGCTACCAGACGGTGAACTGAACGGGTAACCCTCCCCCCAGGGCCAGAAAGGGAGACAGCGAGGTAGCCCTTACTGGTCGGTGATGCGGCGAGTACTCGCGGCGACTTGCCCTTCAGCGATACGACAGAACCGTCACTGCCGACTAGGTACTTGCCGCCGTAGCCGGGTACCTCCCGCCATTCCTCAAACATCAATCACTTTTCCCTCGTCGTCTAAGTGCGCCCAGTTGCTTCCGCGCCAGAGGATCGGAACGTCCAGCGGATCACGCCACGGCGCAACATGAAATCCCTCAACACCAGCATCAGTCGGGTGGGTTGTCACCCACCCATGACACAAACGAACGCCGTCGCCACACAGGAAAACAATGTTCGATGGACTCCACCTACCGCCGCCTGAACGGTTCTTGCGGTGGTGGTAGGTGTGGCCCTGTCGGCAGCAGCGTTCACAGAGCCCCTCGCTTCGATCTGAAACGATTGCTCTACAACGCTTTTCGTTCACGCTCACGATCCGAATAAACCGAACGCCGCTCATCCCACAGAACGCACCGCATAGGGATCTCGCGGTGGCCGTGCCGGCCCTCATGGCCGAACTCTTTGGTGCAGACCACCCACTCCCGCTCAGGATGGGACGCACCGCAAATCTTGAAACCAGTCACCGCTACCACTCGCCCCTTCCCGCGTCCTGGTACGCCTGCCTCACAGAGGCACCAATTGAACGCAAAGCATCCAGCTTCTTCTCCGCAGCCTTGTTGCTGCGTTCAGCCAGCCGGTACACCACGTCAGCGGCGTCCCGTGCCATGCGCTCCTGCTCTGTATCAAGCTCCGCTGCATACCGTTTGGCATGAGCGGCACCCTCGTAGCGCATGTAGGCCCGCGCATACGCCTGCTCGTAGTCCCGGTTGCACGTCAGGTAGCGTTCGTAGGCTTCAGAAGCCACTGCCACCCCTTTGGCAATATCGTTGACAACCTCAAGGACAGCTTTCTCAACGCTGACCGGATTCCACTCAGACACTGACCTGCACCAACCTTTTCGCAATCCACTCAATAACTGGCACCGCAACCGCATTGCCCAGCGTGCGGAAACGAGTCGCGTCCGCTTCGCCGGCAGTCCAACCGTCCGGAAAGCCCTGCAAGCGCTCCCACTCCACAGCGGTCATCCGGCGCACACCCAAATCGCCGCCCTGGCGGCACACCAGAAGGTGCCCACCCGTGACACCCTCCGCGTCGATGCGGTAACCGCGCTTACCGCCACCCTGGATGGTGGAAGCCTTCATTGCCGCCCAGCCACCATCCGCATCACAGACTCCAGGTACTCCGGTATCTTCCGGCCCCGATTCGCTGTCCTCCTCAGCAGGCCCGCGCACGCTGTCGGCGTCAAAAAGTACTTCAGCGCAACGCGATCCGTCGTCTCCAAGATGTCCGACAAAGAACACTCGTCGGCGTTTCTGGGGAACTCCGAAACCTGAAGAGTCCAGAACCCGGTAGCTGAACCCGTACCCGCATTCAGCCAGCGCCCCGACAACGGTTCCCATGTCTCGTCCAGAGTTGATTGACAAGAGACGAGGTACGTTCTCCAAGACGAACCATCTGGGCTGAAGCTCGTTGAGGAGCCTGACAACTTCTGAGAAGAGCCCTGACCGTTCCCCGGCGATTCCGGCTTGTCGCCCTGCGACGGAGATGTCGGTGCAGGGCCATCCGGCGGTGAGTATTCCTCGCTGGGGAACAAATCCAGTTGCTCGTAGGTCATCACCGCCCACCTTCGTCACGTCATCGAAAAGGGTTGCCTTTGGGAAGTGCCGGGAGAAGATCCGGCGGGCGACAGGGTCGATCTCAACCGCCGCAACGGTTTCAGCGACCCGGTCGAACCCACAGGAGAAGCCGCCGATACCGGCGAACAACTCCACCAACGTGAGGTCAGTCAACGGTGATCGCGCCCGACTGAAGACCAAGGATGAACGCTTCAATGTCCTTGACGCTCGCGGACTTCAGATCGCCGCCGCCGCCGTTCACTTTCGTCGCGAACGCCGCCGCCACGCGCCCCAGATCCCAGCCCTTCTGCGCGGCCAAGGTGCGTAGCTCATCCCGCTTAACATCAGCCTCAGAACGCTGGGCAGGCTTGGACACCGGCTGCTGACGCTGCTGCGGAGCGGGGCGTGAAGCCGCATGCCCGTCGTCGTCCTCGTCAGCCACCAGCCCGGTGATCGCCATCTCACCGAAACGCCGCTTGTAAGTGGTGTCAGCACCCTGGCCCTGCGAATCATTCTTAGCCGGGGTAAGCAGCCACTCGCCGTCAATGTACTGGCCCGACGAGTGAATCAGCATGAAGCGCAACCCGTTCTGCGCCGCCCCGGTCACCGCGTTGACGATGATTGTCGGGAACACCGACAGACCAAAGTTGTGCTTGGCGAAGATGGGCTGCATAGCGGCCCGCACCTCGGGCAGCGGGGCGTACTTGCTCTTGAAGAATGGGTTTGCCGCCGACTTATCTACCGGGGCCAACTCCGCCTGAAGCGCAACGAAATCCGGTGCCAGCTTATCTAATTCCATCATTGCCTCCTCGGCATTGCTTGCAACTGGGATGTCGGTACGAACCACGCCTCTTCACGATTTCCATGCGACCTGAGCCAATCGGAGTTACGCGCATCAGCGCCCTTTATCCATCCCCGAACCCGGTATCGCGGTGCGATCCCAGTTACAAGGACATAGAACTTCTCTGGATCGTCATCTCTGCGGATGATCAATTCGTAGTAATGCTTCGACCTAGTTCGTATCTCTACGTTTCCTAGATCGGGCAGTCTGCGGAAGGTATCAACGGAGCCATCCCAGTACTTGCCAAGGTATTTCGCTACGGCCAACTCTCCGCATGCGCCTTCGACGTGAACTTTCCAACCGTCTTCTGGCTTCATGCCGTGGCGGTCTTTTCTGCCAGCAGCTAGTGCGGAAACTTGGCGTCGGACGCCCACTCCACCGGCAAGGTCAAGTTCATGCTCGTTTAGGACAACTTCATCGAACATCTGCTTCCTCACCGAACTTCACCAGCTTGTCGATCCGCTTGGAATCGCGAACCGTCGCAGACAACCGGGCCAAATCCCACCCGGCATTCAGATCAAGCCAATACAGATCGCAGCGAGGAACATCAGTGCGGATCGGCGTATGAATCAACAGGCCGCGATCCTGATCGCACTCAATGGGAGTGCGCTCCCCCGTCTGCTGGTTGTACAGAACGCTCCGCGAGGCGATAGCCACCTGGATCGTGACCTTCAACGGGTACTTGTTCTCATCCGCACCAGTCTTGTCGTCGGCCGCGTAAACCTTGCCGGTTGGCTTGTGCCGCAGGAACCGATCCGGATTGCCGGCAACCTTCAGGTCATCGTTGATGACGAACGGCTCCACCAGCACCGGCTCAAAATCGGCCAGCGCCGCCTGACGGGCCTCAATCCACGGGCGCATCTCCTCAGGCACAAACTGAGGTGTCCCACCGTTATCGATGATCTCCCAGATGCCATGCAGCGCCGTGCCCATCCCGGCCGCGTCCGACGCACCGCCAAGCTCCTTAGCTTGAGCGACAAGCTCCTTCAAAGGCTTTTTCGCGGACGGCACGTACCACGGCGACTCATGCGCCGACACCAGATGCGCCAACTGGGCGTAAATGGACTTCGACTTGACCACACCCATCATCGCCATCGCGGCAGCCCAATCAACCAGACCGCCCTTGTCGTCCAGCCCACCCGACAAAGTCGAAATGCGGGTATAGGGCTCGGCGTTCACCGGGCCCTTACGGCCAGACTCAAAACGCAGCGGCCCGCCATCAGCGGACACATACGGGCGACCCCAATAATCGCGGACAATCGAATAATCGGTAATGGAAACCAGCCCCTAATAGTTCAAAATGATGATTACGGAAAGCGTCCCGAAGGCCACAACTAAAGCCCACACAATGCTCACAGGGGAATCCACCTCAAATGGTCACCCATCTCAGTGCCGGTAATGTCCTCGCCGCACCGGCCGCACATAGCAGCGCCACCCCGGCCTAAATGCTCGACCAGCCGTCGCGTCTCCAACGCCAGCAAATTGCGGTGAACATCGCAGCGGTAACCGGAGTAATCGCAACCCTGCTTATGGTGATCGCACCACACCACACACGTTGCCTTTTCATCACAATCCCCATCCGGAGCCTCGCACCGTTTAGAGAAACTGAAACCGATCTCCTGCTGAATATCCGACTCAGTTTTATTCGTCATCGTCAATCACCCGGCGTTTTCCACTCCGCAAAAGGACACCCAAGTCGCTGTGAAGATCTCGGGCAACGTCCGGATTAAGCACAACCCGAATCCACCCCTCTTTCGGATGAGGCAAAAGCTGCCCAATCAAATCCATTTCGATGACCCACTCAGTTCTGGATCTCATTCGCAATCCTCCAGAGCAGGATGGTCGTCACACTCAATGCCGTAATAGGTCAGCAGCTTCTCGCACACCTGACTGCGGGCCCAGAAAAGACTCTTAGCCTTATCGGCGGCACGCTTACTCGCCGGGAATTGCAAGGCATGGAAAATCTTCTCATCAATCTCATTAAGCAAATTGATGAGAGCGGTGCGCTTATCCCAATACTCCGCAGCAGTCACCCCACTAGGGCGCTGCATTTTCCAGAACTGCACTTTCCAGAACCGTGCGAACAACGCTGCGCCAGCGGTTACGGTAATCCTCGCCCAGTGACTGCCAATCACTAGTCGGATCTTCTTCCGAAAAGTAGTAAGCCCCTCGGGCCTTAGCGGCAATCACATCAATGTGGGTTGTGTTCTGGTATTCCGCCGCAGCTAGAGCGTCAGCCAGCATCTGCGCGAAATACTTCACATCCTCAGTCGGATCTTCGATCTCGCTCTCACCGACGTAAAAGCACCCGTAACGCCCATACGAGTTCTGGATACCAGGGGTATAGGTGATCTCACCGGATGGTTCCGGCAGGTTAAAAGCAGGCATATCTGTTTCTCCTTTTACTTGTGCCGGCGTTTACGCCAGCAGTCCTTCTGCGTGATCGATATCGGTCAGCCGCGAATCGATGCCGTCGATCTCCTTCTGGAGAGCACCGATCTGGCGGCGCAAATCCAAACGCTCCTGCGCCAACGTCAGACGTTCCGACCGCAGCGCGGAGATCATCTCCACACGGCTCATGCTTGGCAGGCGGCTCACGCGAGCGCACCCACCCGCTTGCGGGCCCGCACCTGACGCACCCGATCCTTAGGCACGTCCTGGCTGTGGCGGCGCACATCCGAACTGCGCCGCCCACGCAGACCGGCCACCATGCTGATGTCACCGATCCAGCGGGACGCAGACTGCGACGGCAACTTCTCCGTCAACGCCACCTCGTCGGCGCACACCTCACCGAACATGTTCGACAAGGCCATCCAGCCCACGAGGGCCAACGTCTCCTCGCGGGACGGGTAACCCAGCAGGCAAAGCTGCCGTTGCGACAAATGCGACATAAACAGACTCCTGTCTCTAAACGGATTCACCTCAACAAAAGAAGAACGGCCAGGGGAGCCACGCATCACACGATCTCCACCGCACGATTCCCATTCGCCCTGCCCGACGCTTATGGGAAAGGAGATCGAATTTAAGGGGCGGCTACAACCCTGGCCGTCGTCCCAACCACAGGAATCGAACCTGAGGCTGGGTGACCATTGCGATAAACAGGTTCTAACCTCCGCAAGCCACTCGCGGGTGCTTCACGCTAAAGCGTGGGTAACGGCGGTAAAGCTTGCCGAAACCGTACAGACCTGAATATCAAGGCCAAAAAATCATATGGAGTACCCGGCGTGATCTTCCTTTTCGCACAGGCGTATTTTCAAATGTGAAGTTGTGATACTGCGATCCTATCGGCCGTTAAGGCCAACAGAAGATGGATAAAAAGCCTTTAATCCGCCGCCTCATCCTCAAAGACCGCATCATGGACAAGCTCGTAATGCACGGGCTCATCGATATCGCTCAATGAGTAGAGGATGGGAGATTCGTCATCGATGACGGTTTTGATCGCGTGGGCCAGCTTGTGGCCGGTGCCGGTCACATAGGACGGGTGCCCGCACATCGCCTTGATCTTGGCGAGCTTCTGATCGGCGGTCACAGTGCCACCGACGCAATCGCCTTGTCCATGACGGCCAGCACATCCTCTTTGGTGGTGCCGCTCTGATCGTTGAAGACCACGATGGAGGTGGTGCCTTCCGGCAGGAAGTCCTTGAGAAGCTGGACGGCGTGCAGATCCCGCTTCATTGCCTCCAGGCCGCAGTCGATGGAGGGCAGGAAGCCAACATCGCCAGAGGTTTCAATGCTGTACACACCAGCCGCAATGCCGACCGCCGCCCGCAGGCAGTAGCTGCCCTCGCCGTCAGTGAGCGTGCCCTTGCACCAGCCGCTTTCGATGAGGTCACGGGCCTCGCCCAGCACCTCCACTGTCTTCACGTCCATCAGATTCCTGTCTCCAACGTGGTTGTAATTACGCTGACGTAATTCATATCCGTATGCGGTAGATCGTGTCAAGACCTTTCCCCAAACTTTTTTCCGGCCCGCCGGGAATCGGCGGAAGATTGCAGGCCAGCGCGGTTATCGGTAACGTCAGCCCAATGACCACCAACAGAAACGCCGGCAACGTCGGCCCCGCATGGACGTGGGGCGACAGGATCAGGAAAGTGCGGCGAGACATCGCCAAAGTGAGCCAAGAGGGGATGGCAGAAGTGATCGGAGTGAACGTCGCAACTTTGAGTTCCTGGGAGGGCAACCGGGCCCAGCCCTACCTGCGGCTCGCTGAACGGATCGCACGCCGCGTCGAAGAACTGTTCCCTGATAAAGTCTCCGCAGCGTGGCTGCTCGGGCAGGGCGCGGATGATCCAGTACCGGTTGAACGTCCGGTTCAGGCCCGCGCTAGTGGAGAACCGACCTACGTTGACCTCACCGAATTGGCTTGGCTCCCCCGGATGGACTCGAACCATCAACCGCCCGATTGCTGTCCCCGTGCAGGTCAGAGAGCCGGTTGCGGTCATGTGAGTCCTATCGCCATGTCATATCGAAGTGAGCGACGACACACTAGCCCAAGCGTCAAAAAGTTGTCAAACTCCTTCCGCCGGCAAGTAAAAGACCTTGCCTCCGAAACTTTCCAAAAATCGACGGACGTGATAAAAACACCGGCCAACTTGACACCCCAAGACCTGGGGAGTCTTGAACCGTGACCGGGAGAGCAGGGATGCCAGGGACTTCCAAGTACCGGCTAGCGCCGGACTGGGAAAACGCAGTCGATGGTTGGCTGCGCTGGATGACCGCGTCTGGGATCGCTAAACGATCCAAGGACACCCGCAGAAGCCATGTCCGTTCCGCCGCAAGGGAACTCGACCTTCGGCACCCCAAGGACGTTTGCACCCAGAGGCTCGTTGCGCTGTTTGCGACACAGCCGCACTGGGCCCAGGAACACAAGCGCGGAGTGCGCTGTTCGCTGGTTCAGTTCTACGACTGGTGCATGCAGGTTGGGCTCACCGATCAGAACCCGGCTCGTGGCCTTCCGCAGATCGCTGAGTCCCAGCCGAAACCTCGACCGGCACCCGAATGGCTGTGGGAGGAGATCCTCCAGCGGGCTGATCCGCGCACCAAGATGATGATCCGTTTGGCCGGTGAGGCCGGGTTGCGCCGCGAGGAGGTGTGCAAGGTTCATCGCGACGATGTGATCTGGGACGGCGACGGTTGGTCACTGATCGTCCACGGCAAGGGCGACAAGCAGAGAATCGTGCCGATCACCGATTCGCTCGCTGAGGCGATCCAGAGGGGCCCGACGTGGACGCCGCCGGGATACCCGACGAAAGGGTATCTGTTCCCAAGCTATGACCAGTGGGGCAATCCGGTGGCTTTGCATATGAGTGCGGATCGGGTTGGCCGGTTGGTGGGTGAGGTGATGGGGCCGGACTGGTCGATGCATAAGTTGCGGCACCGGTTCGCGACTCGTGGTTTCGCCGGCACTAAGAATTTGCGTGCGGTGCAAGAGGCTCTCGGGCATGCGTCGGTGGCGACGACGCAGCGGTATGTGGCGGTGTCTTCGCCGGATCTGCGTGCGGTGTCTGAAGCGGTGGCTTCTAGGGGAAACCCCAGTTCGCGGGCCTGCTGACGTAATTTGTTCGACTATTGCCTTGGGTGCGGTATCACGCATGCTGTACCTTGATACGCATGGGCTGCTTCGGTGGCCCAGATGAGGGCAACGAAAGCCTCCGCATCTCCCCCAGGCAGTACCGGCAGGTGGAGTCTCTGAACGACTGGGATGTCTATGCGGCGCGTAAGTTTGCAGGTTTTTACCACCTCGCTAGAGCAGGGCTGTATCCCAAAACCAGCCAGAGTCGCAAACAGGAGCTTCCAGATGTCAGCTTCGCGAGTGGACTACAGCAGCTACATGGCTTCTTGCCAATGGGCATGGAGGAAGAGGGAGTACTACAGCAGCCACGCAAAACGGTGCGCTGCTTGCGCGTCGAAGCGGCGGGTTCATCTGCACCACATGACCTACGAGAGGTTGGGCAGTGAGCTTGACTCCGATCTGATTCCTCTGTGCGAGGAGTGCCACGATGAGGTTCACCGGCAGGCCGCTGGCAGCATCTTGTCGCTGACGATGGTGACGCTGCAATACGTTGCTTTGAAGGCGGCGAAGAATGGGGCGGTTGCGAGGGCCGAACGCTACGACGCGGCCAGGGGTATCGGGGATCGCCAGCCGGGTGAACGGCGGCGGCGGGCGTGCTCATCGGCCGAATCGAAGACGGAATTCACTCCGCGCAACCAGCGTGGGCGTAAACCCAAGAAGGCGAAACCCAATCCCCCGTCTTCGCCGGCAAAGAAGAAGCCTAAACCGGACGTTGCGGATCGAATCAAGGTTCCCGAAGGTGCGGAGTTCTCCCTAGTAGGGAGGGACGGCCGGTTCCGCTTTCTCAGTGCTGAAGCTCGGGCCGGTGGCACGGTTTTGCGTTTTCTCTCGACTCAAAGCGGTGCGGAAGTATCGGTCTCCCCTAGTCAAGTGCAGAAGGTTCATTGCAGGAAGAGCCGGTGACCGGCATACATGCTGCGTAAACGCTAATCGTGGATAGTGTCACTAATCGCGATTTGCGTTTTGTCAGACCTATGCCTTACATTGGGTGTCAGCCCCAGCCGGGGCGACAAGAGACAGGAAACTCACACATGGCAAAAGCCAGAACAGTCAACAAGATGATGGAGACGCTGGAGATCGAATTTGACGATCTCCTCATCCTCAAGGGCGCACTCATCGCTCACGCCTACCGGGCGGAACTGCGGGCCAGGGAGCACGCTGACGCACGCCCAGTTCTCCGCAGGCACTCCCGTAAACAGGCCGACGAGGCTCTCCAAGCCCTCAATGCCATTCAGCGGGCCTGCGGCGACAGGATCATCACCACGGCGTGGCTGCTCAGGGAAGAGGAGAACTGACATGGCTAAGGACACCCGCTACCCCAAGGCTGGGGATACCTGCCACTACTGCCGCGTCGAAGACGCCAACTCAAACTGCCTGATCTACGAGAAGGTGGTCAAGGGTTGGGTCTGCGAGAACTGCATCGATGACATCATCGAACGCAAAACCCGAATCATGGCACAAGGAATGGAGCACTGCTAATGGCACGCAAGATCACTGTTCAACTCACCGACGACCTCGACGGCACCACCGACAACACCGTGGCCGGCATCCAATTCGGTCTCGACGGCAACAACTACGAAATCGACCTGTGCAAGAAGAACGCCGACAAACTCCGCTCACTGCTGGAGCCCTACATCCACAACGGCCGGAAAGCAGCCAGCCGCCCCGCAGCGAAGGCCCGCAAGGTTGGCGGCGAAAAGACCGGCGACGGTATCCCCCTCTCGGAGATACGGGCGTGGGCTCAAAGCAACGGCCACCAAATCTCATACCGTGGCCGCATCGCCGCCCACATCATCGACGCATACCGAACGAGATAAGGAGACAGGGATGATCACAGAAATCAAAGACAGCGTGGAATCCGCCGCCGTAACCGCGATCCGCAGCCTCGCCGCGTTTACCGACACCGGCAGCCTCACCGAACTGTCCAAAGCCCGCCAAGCTGTGCGGGAACTGGCCGCAGCAGAGGTCAACATCGCCATCCCGCTGTACGCCATCACCATCTACATCCAGCGGGCATACCTGCCGGAAGAGGAGGACTGACCATGCGAACTGAGATCGAACAACTCCTCGCGGATCTCGCCCAGAACCGCAAACACATCCGGTCTTTGATCGACCAGACCAAAGACTACGAAGAAGACCGCGCCCAGAGTCTCCGCGCCGCCAGGACGGATCTCACCCACGCCGACGACTCTCTAGACCGGGCCGAAGGGATGATCCAGCGGCTCATCGTCAACGGCACCAAGCCGTGGGATGTGGAGATGGCGCAGTGAGCCTCGACCGCTACGCACTCGGGGAAATTCTGGCCGTCGCCTGGAACCCTGAGATGGCTGCGAGGTTCCCCCGTGCTGACCACACCGGCTGCCGCCAAGAGGGATACCTCGACGGCAACCAATGGCTGCCCTACAGCCCCGTCAGGTGCGCAGGATGGCACTGCAACCGCTGCGGGCACCCAACCAACGGTTACGGCCACCACGACTGCCCAGACCGGCCGCAACCATGATCGCCATGCTGTGGACAGTGCTCGGATGGTCACTTGTCCTCGCCCTGCTCCTAGAAGGCTGGAAGATCCTTGCCGGCATAGCTGTGGTGTGGTTCGCCGCGTGGCTCCTCAAAGGCTGGATAGACACCTACTACATCAACCGCGACTACCAGCACGGCCGGGAACAAGCCATCATCCGGCGGGCAGACCAGCAACACAACCAGATCGTCTCAGGGCAGACGAAAAAAGGCACCTACGGCATCTACCAGCTACCCAAAGGGCTCAGGTAGGCCCAACAGCGAAAAGGCGGCAGGCTCAACCGGTTGGGGATATACCGGGAGCCTGCCGCCCTTTCTATTTCTCACCCAATAAGTTGGGCAAGCCTCTTAATGTCATCGAACCGGTAACCGCTCCACGACCAAGAAGCATCATCACCGCAATCGACCTTCACTACCGGAAAAGCAGAATGCCCCTCGCGGCGCAACTCCTCGGCAGTCTTATCGTCAACCTCAACAACCGTGTACTCAACCCCAACCTTGTTGAAACCGACCTTCGTTGCCCTGCACGCCGAACAATCGTCCGGCGGCGTAAACATAGTCACCCGAACCATCACATACCGTCCTTGGCCGACCACGACGACGGCTCCGCACCGGGAGTGAACAGCGACGTGTTCCACACCAAACCGGTGTACCTGTAACCCGGCCCCGTAGCGATCAGATCATTAGTGTCTTCCCAATACGCAAGCGGAGTGGCACCCGAATTCTTAAAACAGGAAACACTCCGGTTCTGTCGGATATACCGGATGACGTAAATGTCGTTGTTCCGCACAATGTTATTCACCGGGCTATAACCAGGAACATCATCGTAAGTCGTGGGAGTCTTCCCCCGAACAATGCGAACCTTGTCATTGAAAAGACCCGTAGTGAACTGAACACCTACCCACGTTTTCATTGAATAGTCGCTGCACAACACCACGGTGCATTTACCGTCACCCACATACATCATCGACACAGTTACAGTCAACGTATCTGTGTTCAAAGGTGCGTACCACAATGCGGCAGCACTGTTGAACAGTGAGAAGTTAGGGCCAAGAGTATTCGGTATATTCAGCGGATTGTTGTGAATGCTGATCGCATTACCGGAGCTACGCGGAATCCAATACTTGCCGACTTCTTTACGGTCGAACGTGTCGGAGAACTGCAAAGCGAAGTTCGTAGACACAGCAGTAGGAATCAGCGGATAGCGGTGATCGCCGCGCACCACCCGGCCGTAAGCAACATTCACAACGTCGCCGTTATCCTCAGTCAGCCGTAAAACGAAACGGGCCCCATGAGGAATGGAATCCGCCCCATCAATGTCATCGAAATCAGCGAACCGGCCTTCCCACCGGCCTTGCACGCTGCCCGACCAAAGAGCCAACTCAATACCGGCCTCATCAGTGATGATGATCTCCGCTTTAGTGGACGCCGCGTAATCCTTAAACAGCCGCACCTTACGGATAAAGTTCTGACCCTTACTCAAATACAGCGAGTCCAGTTTCGGAGCTACCCCAATAGGCATCAATACCTCTTTTACATAATGGGCAGCAGAAGCATCCTCACTACCGCCACCGACAACAACACCAAAGACAGCGAACCCAAAGCCAACTGGATCTTCGGGCTGGTGAACTTAGTCGCCACACTCCCAAAGAACAGAACCAGAGCGAACATGATCGTCAGCAGCGTGTACTTGCCGCCGACATCGCCGTAATGACCGGACTCCTGCAACAACGCCTCGGCCTCGGCCGAATACTGCTCGGCCCTCTCCTGCCCAGGCGGAACATACTCATCCAGCGTCAACGGAGTGCCCTTCGGCAGCGACCCTGCAACCGGATTGCCGTCCACGTCAACCGTGGTGCGAGACAGCCACACACCCTGCGCCGTATCCAGCGCCGGGGAGAACCGATCCCGCAGGAACGCCGCGACATCGTCGCGCCCCAGCAGCGCCGACTTCTCCCACTCCAACCACACAGCCGAATCGATGCTGGTTTCCTCGACAGCCTTCGCCGCGAACCGGTTAGAGTCGGCCCTCACAATCGTCGCCTGATCCCACAACCCGTTAGCCTTGCCGCCCCACCGCGAGGACTCAAAAGACGCCCACGTCGCAGAGATAGCGGCCACCGACATGATGATCGCCATCAGGTTCTCAAACCAGCGTTGCCGACGCTCCGGAATAGTCTCAGCGTGACCCCTCGGCGGCTGCGTGAACAGAAACTTCTTCACCGCCGGCAACCGGATCAAACCGCAGCCCCTTCGCTCGTCTCAGCCTCAGTGATCGCCGCCATCAACTCCCAAGCATCGTCCTTGTCTTGGGCTGAAGCCTGACAGTGCGCCAAGTGGTACACGGCCAAAGCATCAGACATAACAAGCTGTTCCTCAAAGCTGGAATCGTCTGGCACGTCTGCGTAATGCTCATTGCACGCCGCACACACAACCCTCACTTCGCCTCAATTCTTGTCGCCCAACTCATCGCCGTAGTGACCAAAGTCTTGATCAGGGAAGTGCCCACTATCAGCCATGCTGCCCGATCCGTAATATCGAACGTCGGCTGCGAAATCGTTGTCACCACAGCCATTACGGTCACACCCATATCCACGACCAGATTTTGAAGAAGCGTCCTCTGGGTGGTTGCGCCACCGGAGAACTTTTCTTCAAGAATCTTGTCGTCAACTTCTTCTTCGACCTCGGACTTAATCATCCGCGCAATCGACTGATTCGCCCTGACACCCATCGCTTCTCGGCCCTCAACAACCGACTGGGTGATCGCAGAACGGATCGCCTCACGCAACTCCGCACCCACATCAACCCGAACCGTCTCCCCCGTCTGAGGGTTACGGGCAACCAAAGGAATGTCGGGCTGCACCTGCTGAGGCGGATGCTGATAATTCTGCTGTGGCGGCGGCTGATACTGCTGTGGCGGCGGCTGATAAGGCGGCGGCTGGTATGGCTGGACGGGAGGAGAAGGCTCCCGGCGAGGCGGCGGACTCTCCCAAGGCATACCCATCAGAAGCCCGCTCTCACATGGTCATACAACTCCCGCGCATTCACCCCAACCGACTCCGCAATAGCAAAAACCATCGCCTGGGTCAGCAACCCCTCGGCACGCAGGCTCAAAATCTGGCCCTCCAGATCCTCAGCCTCAGCGTGATGACGAGGCCGACCCGTCAGCGGAGTACTCGCACGATCCGGTTGGGGATCAGGTACATGTTGAGCAACAGGATCTCTTGAAGGTACAAACTGGGCGGCAACCTGAATTGCTTTGTGGTATCGCTGGATTCGATCATCCAGCCCATGAGTTCCGCCATTAACGAGTCTCGTGATTTGCTCGATTCCACCTTCGCCACGATCTGCCGCATCATTGATCTGCGACCCGCGAGCAACAGTCCAATACCAGCAAGCGCCAAGCATCGCGAACGTGTCCGACGCAAGCTCATCAGGATTCTGCTCAAAATAGTCCGGCGTAGGAACAAGATTACGCGCATGAGCCCACTCGCTTACCTGTCGAAAGTTACTGCGCCCAGTTACTTGGATAGGGCCGGCCCCGCGATACCTAGGCCCGTCACCTTGATGAACATTGCCCAAATCGGTTCTGCCCTCAAGGTATTGGCCGTCAGACAACTCGCGCATAAATTTCAGGCCACCGCTCTCGTGACCAATCTGGCTGAACCAGTGAGCAACCCGCTCAGGTGTGAAGCAATCAGACTGCCGCAGAGCCTCCTTCACAGCCGGAAGCAAAGCCTCGTACCGCTCAATCGGCAAAGCGTCACCCATCGCGAATGACAGGGCTTTGACCTCTTCCATAGCTGCGGCGGGGCCGGGAAGCGTAGGAACGCCAGCAGGACGCTCGGCGTACCCATACACGATGCCCTTCGGTGGAATCAGCGTTGCCGCACCACCATTTCCGTCGAAATTCACCCAGTACACGGCAGGCTGGAACCCGCTATCCACGATCAGGAAATGGCGCGAACCGTTGTCCTCTTCGCAAACTCCGTAACAGGTGACATAGTGGTAAACCGTTCCCCCGCCGTAATTCGGGTTACGAACCTGCCCGTCAACAGGGCTCGGTCGTGAAGCCTTAGGGTAATTCCCAACCGGGGCAACGAAATTGAACACGCATGGTGCCTCGGCGTACACAATTGAGTTGTAGACGTTGTCCCACAGTTGCCGCTTGTCCTCAGGAGTCGCCGGATCTCGGGGAAGCTCTTGGAGACGCCATTCGATATGGTGGGCTCTCGCCTGGAGCACATCCTTGATCTGGCCTATCCAGTCAGTTCCACCCTCATGGGTGCGGCAATCACGGGCCAAATCAAATTCGTCGGCATCGATTCCCATTGATAGCAAAATGTTCTCGGCTGACGCCGGCCCGCAATGGAATATCGTCAATTGGGTTGTGCGGTCTACGGGAGGTAAGTTCAGGATCTTTTCAAACACGGTTCTCCCCGCTGTTCAGTTGTTGTATTCAGTTCTTAATTATTGTGCTGGCCGCGATCCTGCGCCAAGGCTGCGACCACATCAGACGGTTTAATCATCTTCGCGTTCCCCTGAAGGGAGAACGGAACTTTCCCTGCGCCCACAAGCTTCTTCAGCCCGCTCGCGGTCACACCAATGACCATGCCTGGGATATATGACTGCGGAACAGCAGTATCAGGGTCTACCCCTGCCGCGTATAACTGCTTCCCGCCACCAAGATCGGGCAACAGTGTTGCCTCGGAATCCCTGAACTCCCGATACTCGCTGTCGCTGATCGTCACCCATCCACGCTTCAGCATCATTTCGCCTAAACCGTCTGGGATTTCAGCTACGTTCGTGCCTTCCGGATTGATAATGTGCATCAGTCAACTCGCACAAAGAAATTCACAACGAAGTGCTTCGGCCGCGTTTCGGGATCGCCACCATCTACACGGTTGGTGTTCAGACCGGGACGCAGGTACGCCTCGCCTGCTGCATACGAGGCAGAACCCGCTATGCCCCGTCCGCTGTCGCCTTGTCGGATCGGGTCACGCGACGTGACGGTGAAGTCGGTGCGCGGTAGCCGGGTCGAATCCTCAACGTGAGTGTTGACCGTGCCACCAGCCCAACCAGTCACCCCAGTCCTTGTCCCTGCACCGCGCAGAAACGACCCACGCAGATCAGGCACCGTGTTGCGTTTGGTGAGCGTTGCATACGCGGTGCCAGCCACATTTCGACCGTCGCACAGCACCCACACCCCGGTCATGCCGCTGATCTCAGCCTCGGTGAGCAGCGACGAGATGACCGTCCCAATAGGCGAGGGCTCCGCTTTGATGGCAGCGACTTCGGCTTTGAGTTTGGGAAGATCGTCCTGCTGCAACTTGGTCAACTCGGCCCGCATCGCCACCGTCACCCCCTGCAACGCAGACGATTTACCGTTCAGATCAGTAAACCCGGCCTGCACGGTGTCCATCCGAGCCGAGATGGCGTTCAGGTAAGCCGTCATCTGATTACTAACCTGCGCCAGCGGCAATGCTGGGTCCATCAGAGCATCGGAGATGAGCGTCTTCGTCTCGGCGGGAATCGTGCGCGGGAACTGCGCCTGCTGGCCGGGGCGATCCTTGTTACCGAAAGTTGTCGCCATCAGAACACCTGGTACGAGATGCCGTCGAATTGCACGGTGTCGTATTTTCCGGTGGGGGCCGAAACGGAAATGCCGCCGTCTGTGCTGATGCGGACACCCGCAAGCCGGTACGACGTACCGGTGTCCACCGCGAACGCGGCGGCGTTGACCTCAAGCTGGGGATTCGGGATCGCGCTGTTCAATTTTCGGACACCCAACCCCGACCCCGGTGATGTCACCTTGACAGCCACGGTGCCTCGCAGTTGCACCGTGCCGTTGATGAGTCGGGCCTCGACCAGTCCCGTGCCCGTGCCGTTGAGTGGGCAAGCCACCCAGTCGACGTTTGGCGGCACGGACTTGCCTCCGGTGAAAATGTTGCGGATCTCGGTGACGGTGCTGGCTGGCAGCGGAGGCGGTGCCGCCTTGTCGGCGGTCAGCGATTCCAGGTCTTTACGCATCGCTGCGATCACCGCTTCCATCACGGTGAAGTCACCATCAAACGGCGTTAGCGTGCGGGTGAACTTCTGAGGCTCACCCGCCCTATCCTTGTTACCCAGAACCGTCATCACTTACTCCCTGCTGGGAAGTCGATGCCAGTAGCTTCGACCAACGCCATCAGCAGATCGTTGAGCAGCCAGAACATCTGAGTGATGGACTGCACCGTCGCAGTCGGCCCGTTCATGGCATCCATAACGTCCCGCACCAACTTCTGCAATTCGTTGTGGTTGGTGTACACACCGCTGAACAGGTCAACTATGGAGTTCTCCCACCGCTCGAAGAAGGCCTTGTCCACGTACTTCTCGGTCACGAAGGCGACGATCTCGGCGTCCTGAGCCTCAAGCCGCACAGTCTCATCAACCGCGAACGCGGCCTGTTCACGCAGAGCAGCGATATCGGTTTCGCTGATCTTCTTCGCCAGTTCCGATTTCAAGGTGACGTTCTCGGCCTCCAAGGCGTCCAGACGTGCCAGCAGCGAATCCACAACAGCCTGCGATACACCCTCACCGGACAGGGCCGCAGCTTCCAACGCGGTGACGCGATCACCAAGCTCATCTTTGACAATCGCCTGAATCAGCACCGGCAGCCCAGCCTGCACATCAGCCGCAGTCGGGTTCTGCGACAACGGCTTACCTGACAGCACCGACAGCAGTTGAGCAACAGCGACACTGCCGTCCGACAACGCCTGCCAGATGACCGCCACGTCCGCGACCGTCGCACCTGGCTTCACCGCGAGCAGATCAAGTAGAGGCTGCAAATCGGCGGGATTGTTGCCTGCGACCTGCGCCACCAGATCATCCCAGGCGGTCACCGCCAGGGCGACCAGCCCGCCGCCCGCAATTGTGATCGCCGACGGATCAGGATTACCTGCGACCGCCGTAAGGAACTGCTGCAAGCCGACACTCGTTGCGTACGCGCTGCTTCCGAGAGTACCGAGGTTGTCATCAACGCCCGTGACGTAAGCGATCAGGTCCGCGACAGTCCCG